TCAACGTGGCTTTATATTGGCCACGACTATGACACATTAGACGACATACCAGACGGAACAACTAACAAGGCATACACACAAACGGAAAAAACGAAGCTAGGAACCATAGAGAGCAACTCGATTAATAGTAGAAATTCATTTACTCAAAATTCTGGGCAGTACATAGCAACGGAAGGAATAAGGGCAAGAGACATCGGCGGAACGGCCTTATTAAACGATGGGGGTACGGGTGGCGTTGTTGTATATGATAGCGGTGATGTGGATATATTAACCAAGATGACCGCAAGCGAAATAAAAGCGAGGAACGCAAACGGATTAAAACTTCATGATGATGGGGGGAATGGGATTCTTGTTAAAGATGGTGGGAATGTTGGAATAGGGAATACATCTCCAAGCGAAAGATTGCATATTAATGGAAATTTTAAACTTGATGTAAGTAGCCAGTTCCCAATGTTGGTTCAAAAAAACGGGACGACAACAAATGGCGTAGTGGCAAAGTTCATTGACGATGCAGGTGATCATTCTTGGGGGGTTGTGGCAGAGTTTAGAGTTAATGGTTCAAGGGGAACCGATAGACCATCTATTTTATTTAGCCAAGGATATTCTAGCACAAACTGGACAGTAGGTTTTGGTAGTAGCACGGATGACAATTTTAGGATTAATCAAGATCATGGATACCTTTCTAACAGTTGGGGAACAAACCGTTTTTTTATCAATACTGCTGGAAATGTAGGCATTGGGACAACTTCTCCAGCAGAAAAACTAGATATTGCAGGAAACGCAACAATTAGCGGAAAATTAGGGATAGGCAAGGTTGCAACGGATACGACTATTTTAGACATGGAACGATCTGAGACAAGTGGAGGGGGGTTATCAATTCGCCTCAATAATACAAACACAAGTAGCGGAAGTAGCTATGCGGCCCTTGTATTGCTTGGAAATAATGGTGGAGTCCAAGCCCAATATTATGCCGATGGTTTTGGGGGAACGGCTTACTTGCGAACATTCACAAACCACCCTATTTCAATAGGAACAAATGCATTGGAACGCATGAGAATTGAAGCTGATGGGAAGGTTAAAATTATTGATCGATTAGGTATAGGAAAAGATCCGGGTCAATATGCCGTTTTGGATATGGAAATGGCGGTTACTTCAGGCTCAGGAGCTGGGATTAACTTAAAAAATACAGCGAGTGGACCTAGTTATGCCGTCTTGAATTTGCATGGAAACAATGGCGGGGTTAGTGCGCAATATTATGCAGGTGGCGGGTCTGCAGTTTTGAGAACCTACACAAATCACGGGTTAATTTTTGGGACGAATGCAACGGAACGGGCGAGAATAACTAACGGGGGGAACTTTGGGATAGGAACTACAAGCCCAAGCCAAAAACTTCACGTCAATGGGAATGCTATTGTAAGCGGCTCATTATCGAAGGGGTCGGGCTCGTTTGATATCCCCCACCCAATACCAAGCAAGAAGAAGACCCACAGGCTCCGCCATTACTTCGTAGAAACGCCAAGTGCGGGCGGCAATATATATAAATATAAAACAGAATGTAAAGAGGGTGAGAACCTGTTAAAACTGCCCACTTATTTTGACTACTTAAACAAGGATAGCCTTGTTTGGGTGTCACCGTTTCGGCATTTTGGGCGGGCTTATGGTGAAGTTATGGGAAACTTTGCTAAAATAGTATGTGAGACGGCCGGAACTTATAACGTTTTAATCTTTGGCGATAGAAAAGACGAGATAGCGATGAAAGATTTTAACAAGTACGGCATAGAATACGAAAAGAAAAAAGGGGTAAAAAATGTCACTTGAAAACTTGAACAATGAAAACGAGATAATAAATATCTATAACCGTTTTAGACTTAAAAGAAGCGAATACAACCAAATAGACGCAAAACACACAGCAGAAAAAAACGCTATAAAAACAGCACTGGCAAACGAAATAAACCAATTAAAGGCGCATCACTGTTATAATGAGAAGGCCACAGCAGAAGAAAAAACAGAGATGAACGCATTACTTGAAGAGTTAGTGCCTCTCGATGTTGTAACGCCTAATATCGGGGGCGTTGATGTACTATAAAACTAGTCTAGTCACTGCACCCACGGAAGAACCTGTAACGCTAGACGAGTTAAAAACGCATTTGCGAATTGATACGAACAGTGAAGATACGTATTTAACCAGTTTAATTAAAGGGGTAAGAGAAACGATAGAGTTGAAATGCGGGTTGGCTTTAATTACTCAGACATGGAAGATATTTTTTGATAACTTTAAAAATTATAATGATAATTGGTGGGATGGTATAAAGGAACTGCCTGTCGGGTACTTCTCACAAAAAATTATAGAGATACCAAAGGCACCACTTCAAAGTGTGACGCATGTTAAGATATACGATAACTCAAACATAGCGACAACATTTAGCACGGATAATTACACAGTTTTTACTTATTCAGGGGTAAGCCCTTCAAATGGTCGGATAATGTTGAAAGAAGGGGCGACGTGGCCTTATGTTGAAAGAACCGTTGACGGCGTAGAAATTGAATTTGTGGCAGGGTATGGGTCAGCCGGTGACGTTCCCCAAATAATAAAACAGTATGTACTAGAAGAGGCGGCGTATAGGTTTGAACATCGGGGCGATTGTGATCCGGCAACCCTTAACAGCCCAATAACTAGAAATGCATTAGGGCTAATTAAAAAGACTTTTCTATGAAGTGTTGCAATATTACAACGAAAGACTTAAAACATCGCATCGATATTATTGATTATTCCTCTACTATTGGGGAAGGTGGTAAGGTCACAAAGTCGTATACAGTAGTAACTAGCTTATGGGCAAAAATAACACCTAAGACAACCAATCCACTCTATGAGGCATTAGGAGCAAGCGACCAGACAACGCATACAATCACTACCCGATTTTATAGCCCTTTAAATATCGGCCACTTGATACGGTTTGGAGATCGTTTTTTTGCTATCCGTTCCATTATTAACATTGAGGAGCGTGGTAAGTTTATGCAAATTGAATCGGTGGAAAATAAAAAGTATAATGTAAGTATATAAAAGGAGTGAAACCATGTATACAATAACAAAAGAAGAACACGAGCAAATTTTAAACGCATTATCAGAGCTAAAATATAAAGAGGCATCCCCATTTTTTGTTTTTTTTGATAAAAAGTTCAAAGAAGCCAAAGAGACAGAAAAAGAAAAAGAAAAAAAATAATGTCTAATAGCGGGGGGACTACTACGGTTTCAATAACTATCGGGTTTAAAAAGTCATTAGAAGCTATTATTAATACATGTAAGCCGGAAATTATTGCAGAGATCACCACCCAATCGAAAATATTACAAACAGCCATGAGAAAGAACATCGCCAAAGGGAGCAGGACAGGGCGCACATATAAGAAAAAAAGCGTAATCCACCAATCATCTGCTCCAGGTGAGTACCCAAAAACGGATACCGGCGAACTTGTCTCGTCAATATATAAAGAAGATTTAACCGAAAAATTAGAATTTAAAGTTGGCAGTAATAAAAAATACGCAAGACATTTAGAGTTTGGCACTTCAAAGATGCAAGCCCGCCCGTTTATGTTTCGAACATTCAAAGAAAACAAAAAAAATATTATAAAGGGCATATCTCAAGTAATATCTAAAAATGTTACTGAAAGCATAGAAAAGAATAAAAAGAAAAAATGACGATTGCATTATTTGATATTCAGAAGGCCATATTTACCACGTTAAACAATGACGCAAGCCTTGGGGCTTTGCTTGGTTCTTCAAGTTCAATAGTCGAGAACCCAAGACTCATAGAGGAGCCAGCATTCCCATATATTGCGTTATCTTCTCTTAGTTCTCAAAAGTTCGACACTAAGAACACAGACGGCACAGAGACTTTTTTAACATTAAATATTTTTTCAAATGATGGCACAAAGGAAACGGTTTCTGCTATACTTGATAGAGTACATGCCTTACTACATAGGCAAACGCTAAGTTTAGAAACTAATAGCTTTGTTTTGTGTACATGGGATGGACTAGCAGACATTTTTATAGATGACTCAAATGATGCCATAATAACGCAAGGGGTCATACGATTTAAAATAATAAATACGAAGGGGTAAAAAATGGCAAATAAGGGCAACGAACAAGCAGTAAAATTATATTCCGGAACATATTCCAGCAAAACGTTAATCGGCGAAGTAACAACGCTAGGACTTACAATCAATTCCAATCCAGTAGATGTCACGTCTAAAGATTCAGCGAAATGGTCCACAATGTTATCAGGTGGCGGATTGAAAAGCGTTGAAATATCCGTTGGGGGCTTTGTTTCAGATGATACACAATTTGAAGCACTACAGACGGCAGCAATAAGCAGAACAAATGACACCTATGTATATGAACAACCTTTGCTTGATTCTGGCAATTCTACTCCTGGCTATTATGAAGGAAGTTTTCAATTGAGCGCATTTGCTTATGAAGCAGCAGGGACCGGAGATAATGCCTACGCATTCACGGCGACACTAACCTCTACAGGCGCAGTAACTTATACAGCTGAAGCATTATAGAAATTAAATGGCTGAAAGTGTGAAGCGGTACGTTAGCTTAGAGATTGGCGGCAAGACTTACGAGCTAGACCCCAACTTTAAAAACTGTTCAATGATTGAGCAGGAGTTAGCGTACTCTTTACAAGATTATTTTACCAAAATATCAAACGGGCTAAGTCCTACATTGATATATAAACGCCTTATTATAAAAACAGCGATACAAGAGCCAATCAATATTGAAGAGCTTGAAAATTGGATAATAGAAAACCCTTTGTTATCCACTGAAAAAGTAGTTGAATTTTTAGTTGAAGCGTTACGGCTTCCCCGCCTTGATGATCTAGTAAAAGAAATAGAAGATAAAGACGAAAAAAAAAACTAAATTTTAGAGAGCTTGCAGAACATTATCAAGCAGCACTCACAGCGCATATTGGTTGGACGGTTAAAGACTTTGAGCAGGCACGGTTATATGATGCGGTGTTATTGGTTATGGAAAAGAACAAACAAGAAGAACAAACGGCCAGCCATAAAAAGTCGAGCTTAGATTCACGATTTAAGAGTACGGAAGCATACAAGAAATGGAAAAGGGGGCGTGTGAATGTCTAATTCAGAAATAGCGGGTATTTTAGTTAAGTTAAAAGTTGACACTTCAAACTATCAAAAGCAATTAAGAAACACGGAAACAATGACCAAAAACTCATCCTCTAGGATGGCAAAGTCTTTTAATTCTTTAAAAGCTGCATTATTACCACTTGCTCCACTGATTGCAGCTCTTGCCATAAGTACTAAGGCTATACTAGGTTTTCAAGAATTACGTGCACAAGTAGACGCTATGCAAAAGGCAGGCCTTAAATTAGGAGAAACAACCGAAAACTTAAGCCGATTAAAATTTATTGCGGAACAGTCCGGAATCGGTTTTGATTCTTTAACGTCTAGTTTAACAGACATGAGCAGAAAAATAACTGAGGCAAAAATGAACACAGGGGAGGCAGTGTTAGCATTGCAAAAGTTGGGGCTATCTGCGGATGATCTACATAATAAAACACCCTTTGAGCAGTTCATGACCATTGCCAAAGTTATCCCACAGATTGAAAATGCAAGTGAAAAAATATTTATTTTAGACAAACTAATGGGTGGGGCTGGTACGGAACTTCAACAGGTTTTTAGTATGGGATATGACTCAGTGAAAAGACTAGCAGACGCAACGCCAAACGTAATCACACAAGAAACAGCCGACAGAATCGCAGAGTTTAACGATAATATGCATCTTCTAATCGAAAATATTAAAAGTTTTGCTTTGCCTATTCTTTCCAAAGTAGCCGAAAAAGTGAACGATATTTTTAGTATATTTAAAGCAAAAAACGAAATTGAACAAGCACAAAATTCTATTGATGGATATACACATTCTATCAATGCCGCAAAGGATCAAATTAAAGAGCTTGAAAAAGAACTTACATACTTTTCAGTTTTTGATATGAAAGTAATGACTAGAGAAACAGTTAGAAAAGAAATAGAAGCTCAACAAAAAATTATTGAAATGGCTGAAAAACAAAGGACACAACTAAAAGAAAAACTTGCTTTATTAACAAAACAAAAGAAAACGCTTGACGAATCAGTAGGAACGGAAACTAAACTTGATTTTTCACAATTTACTTCTAAAATTGAACAGCTTGAGAAGATGGTCACTTTATTAAATGAAGGCGAAACGAAAGACTATATCAAAGAAATAAAAGAGCTTGAAAACACTATCAAAGAGTTAGAAAGCCAAGTATTTACTACTTCTGACAAAATAAAACAGTACATGCTAGACAGCACCGATACATGGAGCGATAACTTGACGGATGCGATACTATCCGGAAAAGACTCTTTTAAAAGCCTTGGCGAGTTCGCTAAAAACATTTTAGACGATATCGGGCGACAGCTGATAAAACATAAAATAACGCAGCCATTAGTGAAGGCTGGCGTGTCGTATTTAAGCGATGATTTTACAGGGCAAGTACAACAAGGCTTGACCAAAAGCGGACAGTTTTTATCTAATCTAACAGGCATAGGGGGGAGGATGTCCGCCCCAACCCTTCGAATAGATCAAACTATTAACATAAGCTCAGGGGCGGAAGTGTCTGAGATTGATCGGAAAATATCGCAACAAGTTCCAAGCATTGTAGAAGCCGCAAAGGCTGGCGTTGTTGAGGCTTCCCGAAATAATCCGGTATTTAGGAGATAAAAAAATGGCCATAAATTTTCCATTAAGTAATTTTGTAAATTCATCGTTTAATATTGAATTCAACACCTTAGAATTTAAAAGCACGTTTACTAATACATCGCAAAGAGTAGGCCTCAGTACTGGCATTTGGTCCGCTCAATATTCGCTTCCTGTAATGGACAGAGACGATATCGCAGTTTGGCGGGCATTCTTTGCAAGTCTACAAGGCCGAAAAAATACATTTTTTTCTTATGATCCAGACTACACAACACCGAGAGGGGCAGCCACTGGAACGCCTTTAGTAGATGGGGCTTCCCAAACTGGAACGAGTTTAATTACTGATGGTTGGACACCTTCAACAACGGGTATCTTAAAAGCTGGCGATTATTTCAGCGTTAACGGTGAGCTTAAAATGGTAACGCAAGACGCAGACAGCGACGGGGCTGGGGCGTGTACGCTTAATTTCCAGCCAGCGATTAGGAACTCGCCAAGCGATAACGCAAGCATAACAACAACCAATCCTAAATGCGAAATGTATCTAAATGCTGATATCATCCAAATACAGACAAATTTTTTAAAACATTCTATGCCGTTGAGCTTCTCAGGGGTAGAGGCTATCTAATGCCAAGGACGATAGACAACACAACCAAGCTAGAATCAAAAAAAAACACCCTCCAATCGGTGGCACTTGTTGAGATACTGCATACAGTAGCCCCGGTACGATTACATACAGGGATAGGAGACTTAGTATATAACTCTAACACCTTCCAAGGCATTGGCACTCTTGGTAGAATTTCTTCAATCGGTGAGAACTCATCCATGGCGAGCACGTCTATTGACCTTTCACTAAGTGGCATTGACACCAATTTAATTAATACATTCAATCGTAAAGATATCCAAAACTCAAACGTTACCATTTGGCACGGGTATCTCGACGACTCCACAGGGGCTTTATTGGTACCTGTAATCGTTTTTAATGGCTTTGTGAATAATACGTCGGTGGATATTGGCAAAGAGACAAGCGTTATAAATGTAAACGTAATAGATGAGTTCACACGTTGGCAGAAGAATTTACCGAAACGATACAACAACGAAAGCCAGACGAGCGACTACCCGAATGATATACTATTTAGTAGACAAACCGAAATGTTACAAGAAACTATTACATGGGGAGGCGTTCCAGATGTCAATAAGATTTAGTATAAAATACATCCATAAGTATTTAAGCAAAAACAGAAACAATCAATTTGTATATGGTCAGTGGGATTGTTTAGAATTCATACTTGGTTTTTATAGCCCTCTACAGAATCTTTCAATAGTCAAAAACATAAGGGGTAAATATAAAACTAAGACTGAGTATCAAAACCTTATCAAAGAAAACGGATACAAGAATTTACACGAAATACTAAAGGCACACCTAAAAGAAAGGCCCTTGGCCTATGCACAGTTTGGAAACATTGCATATCATAAAGGGGCTATGGGTATTGTAGAGGGTTTAAATAGTATTTTTTTGAATAAAGAAGGCGGATACACTATCATTCAGACGAACCAGTGCACAGGGGTGTTTGAATGCCTGAATTAGCCGCAGCCGCAGCCGGATCAATAGCGAAAGACTACGCCCTAAAACATGGCGCAAAAAATATAGTAGCGACTATATTTGGTGCATTAGTAACGGGGGCGAGTAGCTACCTGTTAGCACCAAAACAAAAAAGCGATAAAGAAAATATCAATAAGGATGAGTTTACCTACGACAGATCAGGCGTAAAACAAGTCGCAATCTCGGGGGTAATGCATCATAATATCGTTTACGGGAAACGTATTGTTGGGGGTGTTCTTGCTAATAGAACAGTGACGGCAAGCGTTAAGGGTGAAAGGGTATTAGAATCTGAGAATCAGTATGTAAACTCATACCAAGCCATAGCAGCGCATAAAATTCAGAGCATTGATAACTACTATGTAAATGACGAAGAAGTTATTTTAAATTCTGAAGGCTACATATACGAAAAAGATAACGTTTCTTTTGGAAGTGATGACAAATACACGCAGCGATTTTTAGAGGGTAACATTCTAACTAATGCACGGATTGA